TTCGGAGGTGTCGAACATCGCCTGCTCGTCGGCAGTGAGCGCCCGATTCTCCGTCTCGGCCTTCGCCATCAGGTCTTCCATCGCCTTGATGAGCGCGGCCCGGTCCTTCAGAAGTTTCTCTCGCATGTCGTTATGCGATCCTTTCCGTGAAGTTGTATGACCGTGCCAGTTTGAGGAGGCGCAAGCGGCGGGCGGGTGTTTCCCTCTGTGGGGGCGGCGCGCCCGCGGGCTTCGCCAGGTGGGCCGCGTGACCCGGCGTGGCGTTGCCTGCTCGTTCCAGCATGGCCAGGATGGGTTTCAGTGTTTCCCGCTCCCCATCGGAGAGCGGAAGGTCGAACCGCAGCTTGGCCTCGATCGCGGCCAGCGCGGTAAAATCGATAGCGCCGTCAAGCGCGCGCAGCGCCACGTCCGTCTGCGGATAGGCACCCTTGGGCAGGATGGCGACGTGAAACAGGCGGACCTCATGGAGCGTTCGGGTCAGTTCCCCGTCCATCCGCCCCCATTCCTGCCGGATGGGCAGGAAGGCGAACGATCCCTGGTCGACGTCGCCGCGGCGGATGGGTTCCAGCACCAGATCGCGGACCAGTTGCGTGTCGGGCGGCGAGCACTCAAAGGCCAGCCCGGTTTCGTCCTCGAAAAGCGTGAGCGTGCCGGACTTGTTCCGGCCCAGCACAAACGCCCCATCGTGGTTCCAGAGGAGATGGATGTCCCCTTCCTTCAGTGACTTCTGGAAGGCTCCCGGCATGATGCGCTCGATGAAGGGTCCGAAGCTCGCCGACCACTCGTTGAACACTGCCAGATGGCCGGCCAATTTGGGCTCGGGCTCCGCCAGCGCCTTTACCGGGGCGAGCGCATAGCCGCGGAACTCCTGCACCAGCGCCGGGCCGCGGTTCTCGGGCTTCGGCAGAGAGACGGTGGCCCGGAGGTCGTCGCGCTGGTTGCGCGCGAGCATGGACCGCATGGCATCCAGCGCCTGATCGAAGGTCCCCATCCGGTCGGCCAGTCCCGCATCGATCGCCTCGGAGCCGAAGTACGTGTCGGCCTCGGTTGCTCGGACTGCGGTTTTGGACAGATTGCGGAACTTGGCGACGGCCGACACAAACTGGTCGTAGGCTTTACTGACGATGGCTTCGAGGCGTTGAGCGGCTTCGGTCGTGAGCGGCGCGTCCGCGCTGAAGTCGTTTTTGCGGGCGCCGGCGAACACCGTGGTTACCTTGACCCCGAGCATCTTCTCGCGCTCGCTCAGGTCTACGTGCTTGGAGATCACGCCCACGCTGCCGACGCCGCCGCTCGATGAAATGTATATCCGGTTGGTGGCGCAGGCGATCCAGAACGCGGCGCTGAAGGCGTAGTCATCGACTACCGCCCAGACGGGCTTGGAGCGGGAAACCTGGTCGATGTATTCCGCGAAGTCCGGCAGCCCCCCGTGCTCGCCGCCTGGGCTTTCGATCCGCAGGACGATTCCCTGCACCGCCCGGTCTGCCTCGGCCCTCCCCAGAAACATCCGCAGTTCCTCGTAGGAGTAGAGCGGCGTCGATTCGGCGTCCACCATGCCGAAACCCCGGTTCACCAGCACCCCGGCGATGTCCAGGACCGCGATTCCATCCTCGGTCTGGGAGTAGATGTCCCGCCGCTCGGCCTCTTCGAAGTCCGCCGGCGTCACCTCCATGTCGAGCCCCATCCGGGGGCCCAACACCGACAGGATGGCGTCCAGCTTCTCCCGGGTGACACACAGCGGCACATTCAAGACGCGCTCCGCGATGCGAAAAAGAACCTTCCGCCTGGATTTGTCCTTCGCCATTGCTATGCGCCCTCCTGTTGCGCGCCGGCCTGCTGATTCTGTGGGTTCCCCGTGAGCGGAACCATCTGCATCTGAGTGCGGCACTCGTCGCCGCCGGGGACCGGAGGCCAGTTGTGCGACTTGCGGACTTCGTTGATCTTGGATACGCCGCCGCGCACGTAGAGCGTTTCGACCTGCGCCCGCTCAACGGGAGTGCCCTTCAGCAGATCGAAGTTGTTGTGCTCGGCGTAGTAGACCTCGCGGTCCTCCTCGGTCATGAGCTGCCGGGCGATCTCCTGCTCCCAGTTCTCCTGCTCGGGTCTCAGCGTGTCATTGACGTAGCCCAGTTCCGCCGCCGTGATGTTGGCGTAGGCCGACTGGCTGTAGTCCATGACTTTGTGCGGGGGCATCCGCCAGATCCGGCAAGCATCCGTGACCGAGAAATTCCGAGAGAGAATGAACTCGGCGTCCTTGTTCGAGAAGCCCCAGGGGACAAACTCCATGCCGCCGTAGCCCACCAGGATTCCGCCGCTCTTGGAGAGGCCCGCGTACTGTTTGGCCAGCGCGTCACCCAGTTCCTTGGCCTTGTCGGGGCCGGCTGCGGTCTTGGCCAGCAGCGACGGCCGGACGGCATTCTTAAAGCTGTACCCCGCGTGCTGCTGGTAGGCGAGGCCCAACGCAATCCCCTCGCGGTACTGCTCCACCGGCGACATACCGACAATTCCGTCATCGCTCAACCCACCCAGGTGGAAGACCTCCCAGCCTTCGTAGGTTTTGCGCGGCCCCTGGGATGGCGTGTAGACCCAGACCAGCCGGCCGTCTGTCTCTTCGGCCGCCATCCGGCGGGGATGCCGGGGCCACAATGCCGTGACGTTTCCCTGCTCGTCGCGGTCGATCAGCGCATAGGCGTTTCCGGTGACGTTCAGGTGCTTCTGCTGGGTCTGCCGGAACTGGAAGGCGGTCATGTACGGGTTGGCCTGCACCCGGAAGATCCGCCACAGGGGATAACCCCGTGCCTCCTCGCGGCCGTCCTCACCATTGCGCCCCAGCCTCCGGTAGATCGGCAGCGGAACTTTGGCCACGTCCTGGGCCTTCACCATCACGCAGGAGCGGACCACACTCAGGGTCAGCGCGGTTTCGTCGCTGACGCTGATACCAGTAGCTGTGTCGGCGCCGGCCTCCAGCGTGTCGAGCCACTTGGTCCAGCGGGCGAGAGAGAACTCGCGCTTTTCGATGAGACTGCGGAAGAAGGCCACGGTAAGGTTCGGTCTACAGGCCGCCAGCTATAATCGCGGGCAGCGCCTGCCTGCTCTTCCACCAGGTGTGCGGGCGGGAAACCGGCTTGACCTCATCCACTGGTTCCCGGTTCCCCGCAAACTCGCTGCACGCTCGGTTCAGGCAACCCACGGCAGACAGCGTCGTATGGCAGCGCTGGCATACGTCGTGCGAGGACCTGTACTTCCGGCTGATTCGTTCTTCGGCCATAGTCACTTTCCCATCAACATCCCCACGGCGACCAGCGCCGCGCCCGAAAACAGCAGACACGCCGGGGGGTAGATCCACCACAGCCCCACGGCGAACGCGGAGAGGCCCACCGCTACCAAGCCGTCCGAAACGTACTTTTTGAGAATCGGCATCAGAACGGAATCACCATGACACCGGGAGTCTGCGGCGCATCGGCCGCGATCATGCGGGCCATGGCGGTGACCGTGGCCGAGATCCCGTCGATGCGGGATGAATCCTTCTCCCGGTCGGGCTTTTTCAGCCGCACCAGGTCGTTGTCGTCGCTTTTGAGCGACAGGCAGCTTGCGTTATAGGCCAGGACCGGATGCCCGCCGTGGTGCAGCTTGCCCTCTTTTATCAGCCGTAGAAACTTCTTGGTGGCTTCGTTCAGCCCCGAGTAGATCTGCGGCACCTCCACACAGGGCATCCCTTCACTCACCATCTGCACGGACATTTCCCGCGAGTTGAAGCGGTCGAAGGCGAACTCCCGGACGTCGAACATCTCCGCTGCCCAACCCAGCCGGGCGCGGATAGTCCCGTAATCGATGGCGGTGCCCTCGCAGACTTCGATGAAGCCTTCGTCCGCCCACTGCCGGTAGGGCATCCCGTCGCGGAGTTCGGCCTTGCGGATACCTTCCGAAGGCAGCCAGTAGAACGGCACGATTTCCACGCTGTCCTCGGTGGGAAACACGAGGCCCACCGCGCTCATGTCGGTGGTCATCGAAAGGTCGATTCCGACAAAACAGGGCCGGTCCACGAAGTGCTTGAGCGTGTCGTGATGGTCGCGGAAATGCGGCCAACCCAGGGCCGCAAATCCGCTGGTGCAGGCGTGCCACTCGCGCATGTCGATGGCGCGGTCTTCCTTCTGGTCCCAGAGGTTTAGGTAATACCGCTTGAACGCCAACACGGCCGACGGATCGGCTTTCGAGGCTTCGTACTCCTCGCGGATCTTGCCGATGTCCAGAAAGCCGCCGTTCGCTTTCAGGCTGGGGTTCGCCTTGATCCAAGTGGCCTCAGCCTCCCAGTCGTCGCCCGGGTCCGCCGAGAAGATGCGGCCATAGAAGGTGGGATCGGCGACGACGCCCTGCTCGATCTTCCGCACCTTCTCGTGCATCCGCCAGGCGAGCGGCGATTCCTTGACCACGCCGGCCGTGGTGATGGCCACGCAGACGGTCTTGGTCTTGCGCGCGATGCCCGAGAGCCGCAGCACGTCCCAGTTCTCCATCTGCTTGCGGGTGCGCCAGCGGTGGAGCTCGTCGGCGACGACGAAGCGCGGGTTCACGCCGTCCGACAGATCTCCGTCCGCCGCGATCGCGGCGTAGAACGAATCCGGGTCGTTCCGCCGGATGATCCGATGGGTGCTTCGAAGCACCCGCAACCGGGCGCGCAGCAGCGGTTCCTGTTCCACCATGGCGGTGGCCGCCCGGTAGACGTTCAGCGCCTGGCGCTGGCCGGCGGCGGCGCCGTACACTTGGCAGCCGGGAAACTCGCTCATGGCCAGGAAGAGCACCACCAGGCCAGCCGTCCACTCGGTCTTGCCGCTCTTTTTCGGGAGTTCCATGTACACGGACCGGATCAGGTTCTCGCCATCGTCATCGATGAGGCCGAACAGGTGTACCAGCGCCTCTTCCTGCCAGGGGACCAGGGCGAAGAATTCCCCGTAATACTCGCCCGAGTGCCTGAGCACCCTCTCGAAGAAGTTGCAGGCAAGGTCCGCTCGGGCATGATCGATCCTTGGCACGTCATTGGATGGTCGCGGGCATCTCGGCCAATCCGACCGGACGTTTCCGGGGCTGACTCAGCAGGGCGAACAGTTTGTCGATGCCCGGCTGTTTGGATCCGGCCGGAAGCCGAACGCGGGCCACAGGTGTGAACCCGAACTCGCCGCAGAAGGCGCGCACCTGGCTCCAGGCCCGGTTGCTCACCGATGTGGCCGGGTGGGCTTTCACTTTGATCCCGACCTGCTCTCCGGTTTGGAAATCCATGATCGGCTCTTCGTGCATCAACCCGACTCTCTGGAGCAGCAGGTCCGCCTGGACCGCCCGTGCGTAGTTGACGCAGGCGCCTTCCAGGGCCATGGCATCGGGGCGCCGGTCCATCTCCATCGCTTCCAGCTCCGAGGCCCAGTACCGCCAGGCCGCTCTTGCCCGCCCCTTGAGGTGCCGGGGACAGTCCGGCAGCCCTCCGCTCGGCTTCACCTGTGCCGCCGCGCGCTCGCGCAGTTTCGCGGCGCCGTGCTTGCGGGGGTCGCCTTCGGCGATCTGCAACTCGGTGGGCTTGGGTTTGCGGCCTCTCATGTGTACTCAGGTGCCTTGGTTTGGGATCTTCTCCACCTGCGCCGCGTTCAGGCAGGCGATCCGCGTTGGCTCCGTGTTCGGGGGCATCAGATGATCCAGTTGCACTTCGGTGGTGCAGTACTCGCCCGCCGTCACGCTGATGATCGTTGCCGGGATCACCACTTTGTCTCCCGGCTTCAGCAAATTCCCCTTTGCGTCGTGTGGCATGCTGTCTCCTTCTCTTTTTGTCGCTACCCTGCGTAAATCGTCGGCATTGGCGGCGCTGGTATCGTCCCGCTCCATCGGCCCTGCTCCCGCCTGGTCTTGCGGTTATGGCAGCGGATGTGCAGCGTCTGCCAGTTCTCCGGATCCCAGAACAGCACCGGATCTCCCTTGTGCGGCCGCCTGTGATCCGTCACCCGGTCTCCTTTTGGCGCGAAGACGTGGCAGGCGGCGCAGAACTGCCGCTTGGGGTCCTCTTCCACCCACAGGCGGGTCACCCGGCGCCATTCGACTCCGTAGCCCCGTGCGCTCCCGGATCCCCGCTCGCGGTCCTGGGCTTTCCGGCGGGCCTCCACTTCGGCTGAGTGGGTTTCGCAAAGCCCTCCGTGGGCCAAGGCCGGACAGCCGGGCCTCCTACAGGAAGATAGGGGGAGTTGCGCCATGAAGTTCGGTCAGGGCCTCCCGATGGCGGCGGCCAGCCCGCGCACGGCGCGATGCCGGGCGGCTTTGTTGGCTCGCGTATTCAGGTCCATGGGCCGCCCGCTCAACAGATCGCGGACGAAGCTCCGGGGCGCCGCCTGGATGCGGGGGAGAAACCGCAGTACCAGGCGGCGCTGCTCAGCGCGGTAAATCTTCTCGATGGTCCGCTCATCGACCGCAAACGGAGCCCAGTCCTCGAGCGGTAGGCAATCCACGGTCGGGCCGGAGCGCCGTATCCGGTCGAGACACGCGCGGCGGATGACGATCCCGAGCCAGACGGCGAGTGTACAGTCGCGCCGGAAGCCCGCGCGGTACTTCCAGCCGAGCAAGAGCCCATCCTGCACCGCGTCTTGGGCGTCATCCGGCCCGACCAGGGTTTCGGCGACTCTCCGGTAATACCGCCCGTGGCTTTCAATGGCGGCGGCGAATTCCGTATCGCCGGGAATCGGAATCAGCGCTGGCGCCGGCGCGGCCATAACAAATTTGGAATAGCGTCCTTGGCTTTACTCAGGCGGCGCGGCGGAGCGGCGGGTCGAGGACGCTCAGCCGGTCGGTGTCTAACTCAGCCGCCACGCTGCGCCCCAGCAGCGGCACCGAGACCACCACGCGCCACGCGCCATGGAGCCGGAGCACCACGCCCTCAAGCCCAGCGAGCGGCCCGTCCTCGACTCTCACGCGCTGTCCCGCGGTGAGCGGCCCCATGGGGAATATCGGAAGCCCCGAGTTGACCATCTGCCGGATCCGCTCCACCTGGTCGTCAGGGATGGCGGCGAGATTGAAGCCGATCCCGAGGATTCGTACCACCCCGGGTATGGAGAGCACCCGTCGGCGCTCATCGGTGCCGAATCGGCTGAAACAGTAGCCCGGGAACAGGGTGCGCTCAACCGTCTTGGTTCGGTCGCTCCACCGCGTTCGTTCCGGGTAGAGGGGGAGGTAGCTTTCGACGGCCGCCGTCTGGAGTTGGTCCCGGACCTTGCGCTCATACTGGCTCCGGCAGTGGAGCGCGTACCAGTGGGGTTGACGGGCTTCGCCCCCTTGAGTCCCATCAAGCATCGCCATCTCGTGGTTCTCAGGCCGCTTTTTTCTGCGTGAGCGCGGCCCGTGCGGCCGAGTCCACCTTGCGCGGCGAACAGAACTCGTCTACCGTCACCACGGCGTTGAACTGCTCCTCGGTCAGCAGCTTTTCGGCTTTCTCCACCGAGAAGGTGCAGTGCTCGAAGAACCCGGCCCGGCCCAGAATCTCGAAGACTTTAGGTTTGTCGGAAACCTTCTGGCGGCTGCCGTGGGCGCTGACGAGGGCCGAGTACATGCGGCCCTCAAAGACGATGGAGGTTTCGGGTTTGGCGTCAATATCCGCCTGTACCCGGATTTGCTTGATGATCTCTGACTCGCGCTTCTCGCGTGCGGCGATTTCCTCGCGCAAGGCTCCCAGTTCATCGACCAACAAAGCGATCACCCGGGCTTGCGGAGTTTTGGGTTCCTTTTTCGGAACACTCACACTGGTATAGTCGCCAGATCCGCCAAAGTCTGCCCGCGCCGCCATCCGGAGCTTCCGCATCGTGTGCTGGTACAGCCTCCGGGCTTGCCGGGGATTGAGTCCCATGGGTACGGCCGCTTCGCGGGAGGACATACCTTGCCAGTAACATAACTGGAGGATACGAGTCTCACGGTCGGTCAACCCGACCATCAACTGGCTGAGGTCGCAAGCGCGCTCTGCCACCTCAACGTCTTCAGGGGATGAAGCCGCAGCCGGGTCGAGTTCCAGAGCGGTGGCCAGCCGGTACTGCCCGCGGCGTACCGAATCTAGCATAGCTCCCTGGATGCGCCGGTAGGCGAAGGTGGAGAACTTGGCCGGTTGGTTTCCGGTTCGGGGGCTATATCGGGAGGCTGCCTCGATCAGCCCAATAACTCCGCTCGACAGTAGGTCTTCCAGCAGAAACTGAGCAGGGAGTCCGCGTTTGAGCCGGTGGGCGATTGGGGGGATTAGAGATAGATGCTTGAAGATCAGCCGGTCGCGCCGGCGAATGGCCGCTTTCGGTCTAAGGCGGAGGTTCACGGTCTTCGCGCCGCTTTTCCCTCCGCCGAATAACCTCGGCCGAGGGTACATGGATTGGCCCGGGCGCCTGCGGCAACCCGCCATTCAAACAGGCTTCAGTACCCTGGGACGTTTTCCAGTAGTACTACTATAACCGCAGTCTGTGCGTGGTGCAAGGGCCTTTCAGGTCCGAAAGTCTGGGTTGGGTTGGTGGGTTGGTTGGTATTCTTCGCACCTACCTACCTACTCTTTACTGTTCTTGTAGTTAAGCAATAAGGATGCGAGCGAACCTGGGTTCGAGAAACCACCGCAGTTGGGTTCGGACCTTGGGCGAACAAAAAGCGAAAACACCCCCGAACCCGAGTTCGGACCTCATTTGCGGGTATTTGAGAAAGTTTGGGGGAGTTGTGTGATTTTGCTTGCGGCTGCGAGTATGTTC